GGTTTTGGTGCTGGCAAGTTCTGTGAATTGGTTGTTGCCGTTGATGGTGAGGGTAGATGTGCCGGTGGTGCCGCCGATGGTGAGTTTGTTGTATGAGAGGCCGCCACCCTCGAAGGTGCGGGCAGAAGTGCTGGTGTTGGATAGGACGATGTCAGCGGTGCCTTTGTAGAAATTCACACTGGTACTACCGGACCAAACAACAGAAGTTCCCGCTAGCGTCCATGTGCCAGAGCCCATTCTAAGACGCGTACCGGCCGAAGCTGTAAAACTTGCGGCAGTCACGTTGTACGTAACGGCATCGAACTCACCTGTATTTAGATTAAAAGAACGTGTAGCTAAAGCTATTGCCGCCGCAAGTTGCAGTTTTGATTCCGGTGATTTGTTTATTTGTATCGCGCCACCGCCCCAAGAAGCGCCATTTAAATTAATAGTCTGTGTTTTATTACCGGAAAAAGAGGAGAACGCACCGCCCGTAGTAATTGTTACAGAGGAAGAAAAAGTAAGATCGCCATAAAACTTATGATCGTCAGTTATGCCAGTGCTAAACGTCATCGCACTAGTCCGTGCCGACGCATCAAACGTTCCGATGTTCCAAACAGTATTGATCGTCACCGTCCCTGCACTACCTGTGTCATCAAACACCGCCGTGTCTTGCGCCAACGGGAAGTTGTTGATGTCAGGACTGCCTCCAGAGCTTGGTGCCCAAGCGGTAGCGCTCCAGCTCTGCGCCCCTGCAAGGTTCCAATAGACGGTCTTGGCCGCAGGGAAGGTGATGCCGCTGTTGCCGCCACAGTCGCCTGCACGGGTCGGAGAAGAGCCTGCTGCGGTGCCTGCAATGGTGATGTCGCGGAAGTCGCAGTCTGTGGCGGCTAGGGTTCCTACGGTGAGTGTGCGTGTGGTGCCGAGGGTGTCAGAGCGGACGAAGATGCGGCGGACGGCTGTGGCACCGGCGACGGTGAGGGTGCCGGTGATGGTTTGATTAGCATTAAACGAGACTTGAACAATACTGCCCGCTGCCGCTCCAGCAGGCACCGTCAAATTGTTAAATGTATTCGCACCTAATACACTTCTGCTGTTTGCCGAAGTATCTCCTAATGTTACGTTATAAAACGCAACCCCTGCTCCACCATTGATACTAGCAATGCTAGACGTAAAATTAAACGACGATGTGCCAGCGTTAAACGTAAGGTTTGTTGAAGTAGCAAAATTTATTGGCGTAGTACCAGCCGATGTTATCGTACTCGACCCCAATGTTATCGTTCTGACATTGCTGTTGCTGGACGACAGAGAGCCTGCGGTGACGTTGTAGTTCTTGGTGTCTAAGGTGCCGTTGGTGATGGTGAGGGTGTTACCACCGATGTTTAGCGCGTCAGCGAGTTCAACGGTGCCGCCGTAGGTGTCGACTGTGATGCCACCGGCAAATGTTTTGCCTGCGCTAGTGATGGTCTGCGTGTTTCGGCCAGAGAACGTTAGAGTAACAAAGCCTGTAACGGAAGTGCCCGAACCGTTTGTCCAGTTACCGTAACACGTTGTCCCAACGTTCATTGTAATAGTCATCGCGTTTGTTCGCGTTGACATGTTTACGCTGGATATGTGCGTTGCCAAAGCAGAATCAATCTGCACCGTAGCCGACGTATTCAACCCCGTGTTCTCGATGACAGCCGTATCCTGCGCCAACGGGAAGTTGTTTGTGCTGACACCCGCACCAGAGCTTGCAGCCCAAGCATTGGCAGACCAGTTGCCGCCAGCAGCCAAGTTCCAATACACCGTCTTCGGCGTGTCGAAGGTGATGCCTCTGCACCCACGTAGGTCGCCAACACGCGTGCCGCTGATGGGCGCGGCTGTGCCGATGACGTAGATGTCTCGGAAGTCTGCGTCGGTCAGGCTTGGGGCTGAGTTGATGGTGAGGGTTTGGGCGATGCCGTAGGTGTTTGAACGAAACCAGACTCTGCGGTTGCCTGCGGTGCCGGTGGTGGAGAGGGTGCCGTTTACGACAACTTGCGGAGCATTAATATTTAACTGGACCACACCAGCCGTTGCCGGTCCAGCAACAGATATATTGTTGAACGTTGAACCAGATTCCGCAGAAAAAATGCTTCTTGTATTTGCGGTCGTATTAGTATACGAAAGATTGTAAAAGGTTTGACCTCCTGAACGTACCTCAGCAGTTGTACCGCTCACATTGATTTGTGAAGTCCCGGCGTTGAACGTTAGATTTGTCGGCGTCAAAAAATCAACAGGTTGATTTGCACTAAGAGTAAGTGTAGATGAACCAAGAGTAATAGTGCGAATATTGTTATTAGTGGAAGAAAGAGCAAATGCTGTGATGCTATAGTTTGCCGTATTAAAAGTGCCCTGAGTTACAGTAAGTGCATTACCGCCAATATTCAGCGCATCCCCCAACGTCACAGTGATGCCTGACCCGTTGATCGTCACTGGCCCCAGCGTCTTCCCTGCCGTCGTCAACGTCCCTGTACCGTTCAACGTCAGCGTACCGCTGTACGTCACCGTCATCCCTGCCACGAGCGTGACGCTGCCAGATACGGTGATGGCTGCACTACCCGCCAACGTCCCCGTAAACCCTGTGCAGTTGATGGACTTGGCACCAGTGTTGCCGCTGGAGATGGTGCAGGTGCCGGTGGACAGATTCGTGAAGAACACATCATCAGCGCTGGTAGGAACGCTTGCCCCGCCGCCGCCGCCAGACGTAGTTGACCACTTGGTTCCGGCAGTGCCGTCCCAAGCTGCTGTACCACCAACCCAAAAACGATCTGCGATTTTAGCTCTCCTTAAATTTCAACGCCTTGTGCCCGTGCGTGTCTAATTGCATATGACATGGTCTGCACACAGTTCTACCATTGTCAACGGCATACCGCAACTCCGGAAAAGAGCACCATGGTTTAATGTGGTCAGCTTCCAGATATCCACCACGAACGCTACAGATTTGACAGGTCCAGTTGTCTCTTGTAAAAACAGCTTTTCTCCAATCTCGATACGGAAACTGAGACATAGCTTGTTTACGCTCTGATCGCTTACCTCCACGCCAATTTGGGTGCTCCGGACCGCATACCTGATTTTTTCGCTGAATTTCTGAGATTTTTTGGCAAGTTTCGTCAGTATGTCCTCTTTTTTCTGTGGGTACCAAGTCAGGATGTCCTTTTGTAAACAACCCTTTTAGTTCTCTACCCGCAAAAAAGCAGGGCTTACTGCAAAACTTTTTCCGGCCTTTGGCAGCCCACGGCTGAACTTCAAACACCTTTTCACAGTGTTTGCAAGTCAAAGTAACTTTGGGCTTTGCCGCAGGCATCTCTTACACCTTGTAGTACCAGACGCCGTCGATCTCAACCAGCTTGGCTCCCGCAGGCGGAACGACCTCTAGTTTCTGATACACCTCGCCAGCAACCTCTTTGGTCGTCTCAGGCTCAGCCTCAACAGGCGGCGCAGTCACCACAGCAATCCAGTTATCTCGGCGCTGCTCCTTCATCGCCTGGATTTCAGCCTCTGTGAAGCCGTGATCATCAGGCAGATGAAGAGCATCGGCAAACTTGCCGTGAGGAGTGTCGAAGGAGAAATCGATTTTGATCATGGCTTAAAAGCAAAACACCCGCCTAGACGGGTGCCTTTTCAGAGTTGTTGAAGATCAGGCTTCAAGGCTAAAGGTGTACTCAACATTTAGTTGATCGCCATTAGCCACCGTTCGGTTTCCGGGAGACGAAAAATTCGAAGCAGAAAACAGTGTCGGAGTACCTGTAGCCGCCGCGCACAAGAAAGCGCCCACAACATCACCAGAGGATGTGATTGCAAACTGCGCTTTAGATGCGGTGTTGTTGATTACCGACGGGTCTGCCGTCGTAGCAGTACCAAAGACCGCGGCTTTACGGTTGCCCGTGTAACTAGTAAACTCAGTCCACGCTTTACTGGCTAGCGTGTCTGTTGCGGTAATTGTTGCAGGAGTAGGTCCTGTGATCAAACCAACAAACCATGCCGCAGAGTACCCACTGCCAGTGAAGTACTTGGTATTCATGTCCTGCAACCCCTGGTTTACAACGAGGTTGTGAGACTGCGTCTCCCACTTCAGGTTGCCTTGAGGGTCGTGGCAAGTGATCTTGAAGACACCGCCCGCTCTGGATTTGTCGAACATGATGGTTTCCTATGCAAAGCGCAACAGCGCAGAAGCGGCTGTTGCCGCAGGGAGTTGAATGGTGAAAGTACCTGACGCCGTCTTATCCGCACCAAAGTCCAGCACCGCGATGGCGCGGTTGGCCTTGGTCTCGTTGTAGATCAGCCCGCCCCGGCAGACGAATGAGGCGTTGGTGAACACCGGGTTGTCGAAGGTGACGTAGGCCGTCGTACCGGAGAGGAGGACTTGGACATTGACGAGGGGGATACCACCCGCGATGTACCCCGCACCAGACACTTCCCCCGTGGCAGTGTAAACCGTCGTGGCTTGGCTCAGGTTTGCCGCAGCGGTGTAGAGCGCGAGCTTCAGCGTGTCAGTGTCGAGGTCATGAATACCAAGCCAAGACTCCTGCTTGAACGACGAACACATGCCTTGGAGGATTGGCATCACGCAACTCCCTCTACGAGACTGTTACCTTTGCGTATGTTATCAATCCAAGGGATAACCTGCAAATTTTCTGGGACGTGCAGGCCCGAAACAAGCGCACCTTGCAACGGTATGATGTGGTCAACGTGCCACACAAAACCGAACATTTTTGTCCTCAATGCGGCCAGTTTATAAGCCTCTTGGATTACCCAAAGATCGTCACTACTAAGCCATTTTGGTGTCCGCAGAAGTTTTGCCGCACGCCGCTTAGCTGTATCCGCATTCTTTGCGCCAGGATGTCGTTGGCGGTGCGCAGCAGCATACTCTTTGGCTTTTTCAGGATGCGCAGTCATCCACTCCTTAACACGCAAACTCATCTTTTCGCGGTTTTGCTTTTGGTATTGACGGTCTAGTTCCCGCTTTTTAACAACAAACTCTGGGTTTTGCCGTTGTTTTACATACTGTGTTTTTGTCCATTCCCTGAGTTTTTCAGGGTTATTTTTCCTGCACTTAACCAGTGTCTCTTTAGCACACTGCACGCAAGCGCCGGAAACCCTACGAAGCCCTTCCAATTCAGGATGTTTTTTGCAGGGCGAGCCGTAACAGGTAGGAAGCCCTTTGGCTATCGCATTTTGTCGTGTTAGGCGTTCGTTCATTTGACGGGGTTCCGTACCTGACCGTTTCTAAACGTATCCCCTCTATTTTTCCCATCACCAAGGTTCTTGAGCAGCAGGAACGACTCATTGAACTGGTTCTGGTACATCGTCATGATGTCCGCCTCTTCCTTCATGAACCGACCCGCTTCAACCAT